AAGCTGGCCGTCTATCTGGATATCACGCGGCGGCTCAATCCCTGCGGATCGCATGGCGTCAGCCAGTTGCAACTCAGGTGGATCAACTTGTTTGTTAGACGGGACAAACGGCCCGCCGAATATGTCTTTTATGTCAGCCATTTCCTCGCTCCAGTATATTTCTTACCAACCTAGCGTAGCCCTCGATATCAAGCCAGTGGTCCATGTTGTCGGGGTCGCCGGTAACAATCCGCGCCATTTTTGACGCCATCATGTCAAGGCTTTCGCGCTGGGCATATGACAATCTGCCGGTATCACAAACATCTCTCAGCGCCATTTTTATAAGCTGCGAAATTTTGGCAACGTCGCGGTAGTCACCATATTGTTCCTCGCGCTGCTCGAGGGTTTCCATTACATCGCCCATGCGGGTGCCTCCGTGTAGGCATATTTTGCCCAAGGTTGGGATAGATAGTAGCTGCGATATGCAGCCACGAACTCGTCATCGCTAGTGTACAGCTTCATGGACTTTCCTTCTTCATCACCTCTAATTCATACCCAAGTGCGTCCAATATGCGTTCGTAGACAACTACTGAGGCAGACCACCGGCCACTCTCTATTCGGTATATCGTATTTCTGTGTACGCCGGACGCATCAGCAACGTCCTGCGCCGACATACCCTGCTCAGTCCGTATATCTTTTAGCAGCCACGTTGCACTTCTGAGTTTTGTTCTCATTTTGAGTTGCCCCAAGACTTAGTAGTTAGTAATTAGTAACCGGCTTCACGTTTGGTGCGGGTGGCCGGACTTGAACCGGCAAACCATACGGCGAGAGATTTTAAGTCTCTTGTGTTTACCAATTTCACCACACCCGCTTTGTTAGTGTCGCACTAACACGACATCGGCTTCGGTAAACATCTCATGGGCGCACTCGAACTCCGCCATGCCCATAGATGTAGAGCCGTTGGATTAGGTCTCTATTCTTCGGCATCAGGAATCTCCGATGAGAGACACCAAGTCCTTCGGTTCGTACTTGTCGTCGTGCGCCCCGTCTTCCCACCGCTTGCGGGCGGCGTTGGACCAGTGGCTCGGGATCGGGACGGGAAGGCCCGCAGCACCGCGGAGGCCCTGCATGTGGTATGTGACCGTTGCGCGGTGCAGCCCTGTCTCCTCGGCAACCTGCATGGGCGTCGGGCATTCTAGGTGCTGCTTCATGTACTTCTTGAGAAAGCGGAACACGATGTAACGGTTCGCTTTTCCCACGATGTAACGGTTCGCTTTTCCGGTGATGGTGGATTTTTTACCTTGTGGCATGTTGGTTCTCTTAGCTAAACACCGCGGACGCGGCGGGGTTGGCTTCGGTCCTCCCTCACCCACCACACTGGTGGGTTGCTGTGCCGCCACTCCGCAAAGCCAGCCTTATCGCCGTGATAGTAGGCACGGTAGGCATCCACTGCATCACTACGCTTGTACTCGTCCGGCATACACTGCGGCGGCTCGGTGAACGCGGTATCTGTTGGGATGTTAGAGGGCGGGTGGGAAAGCGGCTCGACTAACTGCTCGGTTTTGTGGGTCTTGCCGTAGCGGTATCCGTACTGACCGCACAGTTCGACAAGCAGTTGGTGCGCCCAACGATAGTTCGCGGCGCTCTCGCGTACCCAAACGGCACTCGGGTGGTTCTTGTGTGTGGCCTTATACAGACCATGTGCGTCAGCGTACTCGTCGCCGTCTAACTCACGATGCGCTGTGCTGAGAAGTTGTGCCGTCTCCAGTATCATCTTAACGCAGTGCTTGTCGCAGTGCGCTCTGGCGGCAGACAGGGGTTCCCTGTCAAGATAAAAGATGTTCACCATATTCTCCCGAAGTTGTGGCCGAGGCCGAAGCCCCAGCCTGTTAGCCGTATAGCCAATAAGTTGTTTCGTCTATTCTCCTTCCGACACCATCTACCTCGTCGGTGGGGGGTTTCGCGCTCGTCATCATCAGAAGCGCGACCCCCTCTTGCATCCATTTCGGTAGGTCGTTGACACTATTATACACCTGTTCTGATGAAACTTCAACCTTCTCCATACCAAAACTTATAACGTGAACAAGTTTAGTTTCATCATTTAGAACAACACGATAAACAGTATCGGGCCGTCTCTTACGCATAAACGAAGAAACAATTGTTAGCAATTCGTGTTCCGACAAGATCAACATGAGACTTGTCCTCACAGATGGTTAAAGCTGCCACTCGCTGAGTCACGGGTTCTGGTAGGTCTTCCAGCACCGTCGCGTCTTCGGCCTCAATGGTGTGCCATATATCCTTTCGGAATCTACAGGCTTGGTGCGATCCGTCTGGTTTGAAGTGCACAAACACCACATCCATAGTGCGATCCCTAGATGAGATCGCAGCCTCGTCCTTTACTGCTATCCATTCACGTACACGTTCAGCGAGGGTAGCGACCGTAAACTCGTAGCCCGAACGGTAGAGGTGCTCCAGTTCAAGCAACGTCGCGTCTTCAGTCGATATGGCACGTGCCTTTGAAGCGACCCCCTGTCTCTCCTCGCTAGTCTCGCTACTGAAGTTCTTCATAGCAACAGAACCCCAGTAGTGATTGGCAAGCGCCAGCAGGTTGGGCCGACGCACGTACCGCCGTACATTCTGTAGAGCCTTGTCGAAACTCTTGGTCATGGTCATGTGCCGATTGTCGTTATAATCAGCGTAACGCTCGTTGTTCACGGCGGGTGAGTGGACGTAATAGAAGTTGTCAGAGTTGGTGCCCTGCGTGGCGGCATGACCAACCCGAGCATAGGCTACGGGACAGTCATCATCGTACAGGTAATAATGCCGACCGGGCGTGTGGTTGCGTGGTACACCGACCTTGCATCGAAGCGAACGAGCCGCTGCGAGTGCGAACTCCAACGCGCACTTAGCAAAGGGGTCAAGGGAAGTCCCCTCCTCAACATCCTTTAGTTCCGAGGTTTCTATATATTTGTAAGCCATTGTAGTTCTCCTTTGTTGGTTTGTTAGTGTCGCACTAACAAGTTTTGTTGAAGCCGAGGGTCTTGTTGATCCAGCGGTTGTACTGACTGCGGACTTTCTTTGCGTCTGCTTCTGTCTGTACACTTGTCATGTCAGAACGTTTAAGGAACTCCACAGCCATGTTAACTCTTAAAGGACTATTATAATCCATTATGATTTGTAAAGCAACCTCTGGCAAAGTAACCCTCCCCATTTCAAGATTGTCCACACCCACAACGCTCTGTGTGTATCCACGCAACTCTGCCGCTTTGTCCCGTAGGTACGCCCAGTCATTAACGGGGAGCATTGGGGCCGTCACACAGAGCCAATCCCAGAACTGCTGGATATCTTCTTTATGCTTTGCCTTGGTCTTAGTATCGACCAACGTGCGGGGTGGCTGCGGTATATCCTTGCCGCCACCGTCGAACTTCCAACCACGCGTGTATTCAGCAAATCGTACGAAGGCGATTGCCACACCGTCGTCAATGGTAGTCGGTGAACCACAACGTCGAAGCCAAAGATTAGCGTTAGCGTCCAGCCAATCGTAGGGGACACGAGTGCCTTTCGCGAGAAAATACTTCTCCCCGCCGTACACTATGAACTGTTTACCGTTGTCTACGAGGAAGGACAGCCCAGCAGGCATGGCCCTGTGGAGGAACTTATACCTGCTGGTGTGTGCGCCACTACCTGTCTCGTTTCGGAAACGGACATGATCGGAACCGTATTTGTCACGCCACCACAGCACGGGGGCCATGCTTTTGGCCTCGGCGTCGGTTACACCCAAACCACGATGATTCCACCCTTCGGTCTTTGGGTCGCCTACCCCGCCGTCGAACAGGCCGTAGCAATTACGCGAGAATTTGTGTATGCGCTCCCACTTACGTCGCCTGTCTCCAATCGGGCGTATGTCATCTGACCCACGGATGGGTTTGACTGAGTTGTACCTAGCCTCTGCGTCAGCAAAGCTGTTTATCCCAAAGTAGTAATAATAATTCATCTTAGTTCTCCTTGTTTTGTTAGTGCGGCACTAACCGTGCTGCACACGTTTCCACGCTGCGCGTAGGGTTTCGGCCTTTAGGAACGCGTCGGGTTTGTACTCACCCTCCTGCATAAGTCGTTCAGCTTCACGATTGATCGCGTGTTCCACCCAACGGCAAGCCTCGGACCAGTCCTTCGTGATCTCCTGTGCCTTGGCAACGGTTATCTCTTTACTCTCCATCTCTATTCTCCTTGTAAAAGATGTGTTGTCCTAACCGGACGGTGAAAGTCTTAGTGTATCGCCACTTCGGGTCCACTGTCGTTGCGTGGTAGAACGTGGAACCCTCGGTGATGTCGAGCGATGTCTGCATGGCGGCTTTCGCTACCTCCTCGGCGGTCTGCCATGCTTGGTGGTCGTGGATGATCTCCGGCTTGCCGTCGCACCAGAAACTGAACTGACACTTATGCTTTACCGGATGCCCAGACCCTTTATAGGTTGGACCTTGCTTGACAACTTCACACGGTGTGTCGGGGAACTTGGTGGATCTAGCTCGGTTGATAACAACCTGTGCCACCGCGAGTTGTCCCGCCACCGGCTCCCCCCGTGCCTCGAAATACACGGCGAGAGCCAGACAAGCTAAACCTTCAATCATGTTTGATGTCCTCAACTATATCCGCACCCCTGTACCCGAAGTTATGGTGTTGGGTTGAATGTACGGAATTAAATGTTTTTTCTAGGACGTCGATATCCTGTTCATTGAACAAGTCTGGTTCTTCTTCCACTAACTCAAGAATGAAGAACAGCCATTGCTCCAGCACTGCAAGTGATTCTTCAAAAGTCATTATAGTTCCCTTAGTCATCACAGTTCCCTCGCTTTGACGTGGACGGCCTTGCCGCAGTCGGGCTTGGCGTTATCGTTGTCAATTATGCACCACAGCAACGGTATCGACCATGTACCCCAGCCACCGTAAAGATACCCGTCCGTGAGGACGATAGCGGCTTGCGCGTTGATGTTGTGCTTGGTGATGTATTCGGGAACACAATCGACACTCGTACCGCCACCGCCAGCGGGTTTTGTGCTGGACGTTAGCTTGTCGAGTTCGTGCGTGTCGTATGTCTCGTCAGCACACACCTCGGTGTCCCAGTACAACAACCGGATACGTTCGGGATGTACCGTGTCGCAGATACCCTTGACCTCGGACAAGAACCGCGTGAGTTCGGCGGAACCGATAGACCCAGACGTGTCGATGGCAATGACCAACTCGCCAACCTGCTCGGTGATGCCGGACGGTAAGTAGTGACCCGTTGCTATGTACCGGCGGTTGGGGCGTCGCCACGTCGAGTAGTCGCTGCCCGTGCAAGTGGATGTGATGAACTCGCGCAGAACCTCGCGCCAGTCAACTTGTGGCTTGAGCAACTCCTCAAGGTCGCGGTCGCCACCGGACCCCATCTTGCCAGCGATCAACGCACCCTGACGTATAGCCTCGTCAATATCCCGGGCGAGTTCGCGTTGCTCGTCGGCGGTGAGTTCCTGTGCGCCGTCCCAATCGTGGTCATCGAAACCCTGTGCTGCTTGACCGGCGGAAAGTCCCCCACCACCACTTTCGGCTTGACTTTGCAGATCGGCGTACACAGCGGCGCTGTCCCACCCACGATACTTGGGGTCGAGTAGGCCACCGTTGGGCATGACCGCGAAGCCATCGGTGTTGTCGTCTGCGATCTTACAGTTGATGACATAATCACAGGCCATGTTTGCAAGTTGAGCATCTTGCTCATATAAGTGCCGCCACGTGGTGAGATGTCGGTACAGTTTGTGGTAGCACTCGTGCAGTACGAGGAACCTTAGTTCGGGGTCAGTCAACCCATCCACAAATTCCCTGCCGTACATCTCATCACGACCATTCGTACCGGCGGTCGGTACGTCGTCGCGCACTGTGCGGTCCCCGATCATCAGGACACCCGCGAGGGCAACGTACTTGGGGTTGCCCATGATATCGACCACGGCCTTACTGAGCCGCTGCTCGACACTGAGTTCTTGACCTATTGCTAACATATTATTCTCCGTTGTTGTGGGGTGCAGGGGCTACCTGCACCCCGTTGTTAGTGCCGCACTAACTTTTTAGGGCTAACCGGGCTAACCCTAATTTTTCTTTCTTGCGTTCTTCCGTTTCTGACTGGCTATCCATCGTGCGTATGGGTACAGCCCATCGACGCCATCCTTAGCAACGGCTTCATCCACTAACTTCTTAAACTCACCAAGAAGCTGTTGCTTGATCTCATCAGTGAACGGGTTTGCCATCGTACTCCCTCACTTCTTATCCGCAGCGAACATGTAGTTGTTTGCCATCGCCCAGTCGGTGAACTTCTTGTTGGTCATGACCACCGACTGCTTAGAGTACTTGGGCGCACGGACGCCGTTGGCGAACATACCCTGTGCCTCCTTGTCGAGACGGTTGAGGTAGTCCATCCATGCGTCGAGCCAGTCACGCTCCATCGCACCGAGTGCGCGGTACACGACCATACACACGGCGGCAGCACTGTCCGGCACCTTGGCGTTGAGCGGGTCGGACTTGATACTGTCGAGCGACGGCAACTGATCGGCTAGCTTGACGAACGCCATCAAGTCCATAGCGCCGCGCTCCCCGATAGTACCCATGAGCAAACTTGTCAGGGTTTGGTCGTCGTAGGCTTTCCGCGACTTGAGCCAGTCGGATGCTGCTTCCAGCGAGCGGGGTGTGACAAATGCTGCCCGCTGATCTCGGGGGTGATAGATGTACGGGTTTTCTTCCGGGTCTTTGACATCCTCAAAGGACGCAAAGAGCTGCGGATTATCCTTCGCCCAGCCAAGTAGAGTGTGGTCGATCCCATTGTTGCTACCCCATTCCATCCATTCGATGTTGTTAGGTTTGCGTGATGTGATGACAGTCATGCGGTTACGGGCGTGAGGCGGCAGTAAGTA